GATGTTCAATCAGTATAATGATCCTGATGGAACATGATGTTCAATCAGTATAATGGAGATAGAAAATATGGAAAATACAAATACACTTCAGAGTTTTATCAAAACATGTGAGACTTTTAGAATTACTAGGGAAGAAGCGACTGAAATGTGGAAAAGTTACTATAATTTAAGAAAGTCTAACGACAAAGCTTTAGAAAAACTAAAGGATTTCTAAAAATATGACAAGACTTTCTAAAGAAACTAGAGAAAAAATCTCAAAGTCTATGAAGGAGCATTGTGCGATCTATGGAAGCAGCAGAAAAGGTGCTACGATGAGTAGAGAATCACGGAAGAAAATGTCTGATGCTGCTAGAAAAAGACTGAAATCTAATAGAATTGACGTATTTCCCGATATGATTATTAAAAATATCACAGATTCGAAGAGAATACTGAATTTCTCAGAAACTAAAGCTATCATCAGGAGATTTCTTGGTGTTGGAAGTATGTTAGCAAACTGTTACTTTCAAAAACACAAATCTAAATTCTTAGCCACTGGCTTAGTGGTCTCTCAAGAAGGCAGTCATCCTCAGACTCAGAAGACTCGCGAATTACTAAGTTTAAAAATGAAAGAAAGATACAAGGATCATGATCCTTGGAACAAAGGGCTCTCATATAGGCAACAGAAGCATTCTGAGGCTCAGCTAACAATCCAAGACACTGATAATATAGCATTTGCAACTAATGATCATTCTAAGATCGTCTCAGACGACTGGACATGAGCTCTTATATATAATTTTATACAACAATTTTTAAAGAGGATATTAGAATGCAAAAATTATTGGAATTACTTAATGGACTAATTACAAAGTATAAGATTTCTGAGGAAGATGTCAAGACTTTACAGGCTGCTATGTCTGAAATCGAGGGCTCTCTTTCTGATGAGTTTGACTATGAAGAAACCAAAGATAAAGAAGACAAAGATACTGATGTAGATAAAGATTCAATGAAGTAAAAAGTTTATCTCCTCCAAAAAAATGACTGCATAACAGGTTCATTCATATACCTGACTCCAATCGATTGCTATTAGATTTTTATGTAGTCCATAGCAAGAATCTCCGGTAGAAATATCGGAGATTTTTTTTAACTTTATATATAATTTGAGAAGCAACTGTGGCTCTCAAATTTAACAATATCACAGTATGATGAGGTATAAAATTATGGCAAAGAAAATAGTTAAGAAAGTTGAAACTGTAAAGACTGAAGAATCTAAAAATAAATGTGAAGTAACAGTCAATTCTCAAACAGTTAGTTCTCAGGATCTATTTAACGCTCTAGTCATTCTTGATAAAAAGATAAATGGTATTCTTCTAGTTCTCGATGAAATGAATAAACGTGAAGAACAGAAAATGAATATTGGGAAAAGTTTCTAATTTTAGAGGAGTATAACATGTTAGTTCCAGGACTTGAGAAGCAAGTTGGAGTACGAACATTTAAAGCATATCAAGCGCTAGAATGGTTGGAAAATAACATAAAGGATAAAGATCCAGATTTTTATGATCAGTCTAGTCTTGAAGATTCCTTTGATATATTGAAGAATGAATGTTCTATTTCAAAAATTTGGATTGCTATGCTGACGATAAATACCAATAAGATTGGTAATCAGTTTGGACCTTCCACTAGTATCATTGACTGTATGCAGGATGTTAATATTCCTAGTAATTCTAGCAGGATTCTAAGACAGTTTTTTAGACATATCAAGCCATTCTTACCAAAGAAATTCAGAAATGTCAACTGTATGTTTGATACACAAACTGAAGTTGGTAAATCTGTAAATGAATACTTCGCCGGCATGGTTAGAGATATGTTCATCAAACTTGAAGTATATCTAACAGCAAACTATATTAAATATGGAGACAATCGTGGTAAGACATTCATGACAATACTTGAGAAAAGATTCCGTGATAACTGGGCACCTATCAGTCGTTCAGCACAGATTGAGGCAACAACTTCTAATAGCAATCCAGAAGATTCTAAACTTACCATAACTATAACAGAAGTATAGCATTCAACATATAGGAATGATATGAATGTGAACGTACAGTTACTACCTATACAGAAGAAACTATATGATTCTAAGAAAAGTGTAGCCGGTATTTATTCAGGAAGATCTACAGGTAAGACCTACATCATGTCTTGGATGATTACCCTACATGTCATACAAGGTGATAGAGTACTATCATTTTCTCAGACATATAAGTCGTTATCTTGTAATTTATTTCAAGAAGTTCTTAACAGATTCAATGAACTTAATGTTATTCCAGATTATAATAAGCAGCAGATGTCTATTTCGTATGGAAAAGGTATATGCTATGGCTATTCTTATGAAAACATCGATAGTTGTCGTGGACTTACAGAGATAAGTTGGTTGTTTCTTGATGAATTAGCATTAGCGCCAGCCAATCTGTTATCTGTAGTATCTCCATGTCTGAGAGGTAACTTTACTCCACAGATAAGATTCTGTAGTACTCCTAGGAAATTTTCAGTATGGAATAGAGTTGTTAGAGAACATATGCTGAATGGGGAATGGGATGTTTTTACAGGTTCAATGCTAGAAAATACATTCATATCTGATGAAAGTAAACAATTACAGCTTAATGCTATAACTAATGATTCTGAATACGATCAAGAAATACTTGGTAAGATATTGGATGAAACTATAGAAAACTGCATAATAGATCTTAGAGACATACCTGTAAGTCCAAGAATTCAGAAAAGTAACACGAAGTATTATTTAGGTGTAGACTTTGCTCGCTTTGGAAATGACTCGACGGTATTCATAGTTAGAAATGAAGATAAAGTTGTTGCTATAGAAAAATTACAGAAAGCAGATTCAAACGCTGCAGCATCAGTATTTAGAAGATTAAATAGAACATACAACTTTCATCATGCATACTTTGATGGCACTGGTGGATTTAGCTCAGGCTGCTACGATATTCTTAAAGCTGATTACGACTTCATCAAGGAAATAAATTTCGGGTTCAGAGGAAATGATAGCACTGCGAACGCTAGAGCAATGATGTATTTCAACATGGTTAAATCTATAAGAGAAGGATTCTACATTGATGATCAAGAGTTACTATTGGAGTTGAAGAGCACGTCTTACTTCATCAACTCCAGCGGGAAAAAGCAGTTAACTGCTAAAGAGGACATTAAGAAAATCATCGGACATTCTCCAGACAGCCTTGACGCATTAGCACTAACATTCTATGAAGATGATTCTGCCATAGTACCAATATCGCAAGAACGACAACACCAGTTGATGAACACCTTATTTAGATAGTACAGATTATCTGAAAGACAATAAGTTTATAAATATTTGAAAAGAGGCATTATGGAAGGAAACGATATTTTAGAAGATTGTAAGAAGTTTCTAGAAAAGTCTAGCGATTATTTTTCTCCACTAGTTGCTAGAAAACGGCGGGACATGGAAATATTTTCCGGTTCATTTTGGTCTGAGAAACTTATTGTAGACACGGATAGGACAGGTCGTATTAATCGCCAGTTTTCTCAATATCCAAAGTTCGTCAATACCATTGTATCTCCGTTTAGTAAATCTCCATATCATGCTCAGATTGATGATCCTGATGGAATATACAAAATAATTCAAGATAGCATTGATGAATATGAGAACAAGTTTGATTATAAGAATAGTAACTTGGCGATGATAAGATCTGCTGCTATTACTGGCGTTGGCTACATAGTACTTTCTATAGTTAATGGTAAAATTGTTCCAGAAATAGTACGTGATGTATCTCAAGTTGCTGTTGATCCATTTGCTACTGATATGTCATTAAACGATTCTGAAGCTGGTGCAATAGTTAACTTCATATCAACAAGCAAAGCAAGACGGCTCTACGGTAATGACATCTGTGATAGTAAAGGATCATGCTTCTTAGATAACTTTGGAACTCAATGGGAAAGACCTACAGATGCAATTGCTGTCATATCATACTATAAAAAGAATGAAAATAACACAGTTGACTTTTATAAATTATGTGGAGATAAGATAATATCTGATAAAATTGAACTTCCCATTTCCAGAATTCCTATTTTCAGATGCTGTTTTAACGAAGTAATTCGCAATCGTAAAGTAGATTATTCTGGAATAGTAGATCTTACTAAAGATCTTCAGTTAGGATTGAACTTAGGATACTCTACATTACTAGAAAGAATGAATCGTAGTCCAAAAGCTAACTTCATGATGCCAGCTAAAGCTATTGATGGACTAGAAGAATACTATAAGAAACTTCAGACAAAGGAAAGTCTAGTATGTCTCTATAATGGAGATACAGCCCCAACTGCTATCGTTGAATCATATCAGACGCAAGATCTAATGAGCACGATTGATACTTGCAATAATCTAATGTCTCAGGTTATAGGAATTCCTGTGGGCGGAATAAATCCTGCAATGAATTCTCAAACGGCAACTGAGATACTTGTCCAACAGAATAATTCTGAAAGTAATGTCAACAATCTTTATGAAAATGCATCTCATACAATTAGAGAAATAACTAATACAATTATAGAAGCACTGTGTTTTGAAAACAAAATAGATCAAGTACCAGTATTCAAGTTAATAAATGGGCCAACAATCATCACTCAGAATATGAAACGGCGTCAAGAACTACAAGCAATTGCACAGTTAGTTGATGATAAGACAAAGACTATAGTTGCTAGAGAATTCGTTAAGACATTAGATAAAGAAATTAAGGATACATTACTTCCTGATATGACTGCTAATCTTCCTCAAGATGTTCAACTTGTTAGTGATTCAACTGAGAAAGAAGATCCTCGTGCTGTACATACTCTTAATCAGATGCAGGGTGTTCTTAATTCTACACAGGATGAACTTGAGAAACAGGTTAATGAAAACAAAGTTTTACAGCAGCAAATTGCTCAACTCCAGTTATCATTGCTTGACCAAAAACAGAAGAATTCACTTGAGTTACTTAAAATTCAGAATGATAGGCAACTTGCAGAGACTAAACTTTCTATGGATTCTCAGAATAATAAAACAGATAATATCATCAAATTGTCTGATAATAAATCTAAAGCTGATATAGAAAACATTAAACTACAAAAAGAAGTCATATCTCTAGAAGCTAAGAAGGCTGAAATTGCTAAGAAGGCAATGGAGAATACGAATGGCGACATACAATAGTTATAATAGTTATCTTGCTGCTACAGGATTGATTGCAAAAAATCCTGCATTAAAATCAGCAATTCTTAACGGACCTACAACATTCTTAGTTATGCCAGGACCTCCATATTCTAATAGTCCTAATAGATTGTCAAGTTCATGGATAAAAGGTGTAGTCAATATTCCATCGACTGGATCTTGTTTAGTTAACTGTGGAAATAAGATGTATCCTCATGTGATGAGTGATTATGAATTAGGAAGATGGCTAACAAGTCGCAGTCTTGGTTCATACTTCAATACTAATATGAAACTCAAATGACATATATATTCAAAGAGGACATTATGTCCTCAGAGGTAAATTAAATGTTAGCAATCAAAGATCTTATCATAAATGCTCTTGATGAAGCTAAATTATGCAGAAGAAGTCAGCCTGCCCCAGCAACTCTTGTAACATCAGCTTTTGAATTACTTAAGAAAAGATTAGACGAATATTCTAATACTGAATTCCTTTCATTCATTCGTAATTCAACAAACTTCACTACTAATAAAGGTGAAACTATAATCGGCTCCGGCATTACTGATGAGAATGGAGTTATAGTTACGCCAGCTGATGTAGTAGTTGATAATCTTCAATGCATCACAAGAATGTATTATAATGGTAATGTTAATAATGATAATTGGCTGAAATTGAATTTTGTAAGTTATGAAGACTTCTTCAGCTGGGGATATAATTCTCAAGTATATTCTGTTCTTCCTATTGATGAAAATAACGTTAAGCTTTATCTTAAATCAAATTGGGTCAAACAGAATAATTTTGTATTCAAAGTTATGTATAATCAGAAATTTACGATAACTCTTGATACTGTTCTTAACATACCTGTTCAATATAATTCTTTATTCTTAGCAGGATTGGTATATGATTTATCTGTGGCATTTCCAAGATTAGGATCAGATGTATCTAATCAGTTATACGCTAGACTTCAAACTCTAGAAGAAAATGTCAGAGCTTCTAGTTCAGTAAATAGAATTATACTTAGAGATATTAATGTAAACAGATTATCTTACGGTAATTTCATTTGCGGAACATTTTTAGGAATTTAATGTAATAAATGTATAGGAGAAATAGATGGCATATTCTTCTCAAAGTATAATTCAAAACATAATTGGCGGATGGAGTAAATCTGACATTCGTCTTGCTAACTTATCAGATTCTTTAAATTTATATCAAGAAACTCAAGGTGATGGCGCATCAGCTAGTGCTATCTTACGTAGTATTCGTGGAACAACAAGTCTTTTAGAAATATCTGGAAATCCAGTATGTAGAGGATTATTTCAAGCATCAAGAGATTATGCAGGCAATCCTGTTTTATTTGCAGTATTTGGCAATAAAGTATATGTAATAAGATCAACTGAAAGTGCAACATCCACATTATCTTATTCTGCTACAGCTATAGGACAAATAAACAACTTATCAACTCCAGTAGGTATATGTGAAACTGGTGGTGAAGGAAGTGCACATCCTCATCTTGTTGTCGTAGATGGAGCTCAGGTATATGCTGTTGATACTACATTACTTGATGATGATATGACAGCAGACTGGAGATCTATTGATTTACCTTACAGAGTTGACTCAACATCTCAAAGAATTCAGCCTACACATTGTGCATATGCTTATGGATATCTGATAGTAAATGATGCAGGAACAGATGGCTTCTATCAGACTTATCAGTATCCTTTTGAGACAACTACATCAGCTGGTGAAATTGACTATGATATATTCATGGTTAATACTACGCAGTATAAAGATTATGGATTCGTTACATATGCAGAATGGCAGCCTGACAATCTTACAGCATTGATTTCTAATGGAACATATATCTATACATTTGGTCCAAAAAGTACACAGATATTTACATTCAATGATGATGTTGATTGTACATGGACTTCTCCAACAAATACAGCAAATATGATAGGCATTAAAGCTGTAAGAAGTTTAGCAAGAGTTGGTGATTTAGTATTCTTCTTAGGTGCATCAGATATAGGACAAAATGGAATTTATTATTGGTCAGGAAATACTATAACTAAAGTTAGTTCTCCTGATATTGAAAGAGAAATCGACAATATGTCTAATGCATCAGATGCTATTGGACAATGTTGGACAGAAAATGGACATATATTTTATGCAATATCTTTCATTACTGATGATGAAACACTAGTGTATGATGGAATTGAAAAACTATGGCATCGGCGGTCATCTAAAGACGCAACTACTAATCTTCAACATTACTGGCGTCCACAATTTGCTACATTACATGATCAGAAGTTATTCTTTGGAACTAATGATGGTAACTTAATTTACTTATCAGATACATTTGAAGAATATGATGGCAGACCTATGATAAGAATGAGACGATCTGGAGCTCTTTACAATAACTATAGTCCTTTCTATGCAGATGCAGTTCACTTGGTAGTCAATAACGGAGACTTCCTTAATAACTCAATTTCTCCAAGAATCATGTTGAGATATGCTTGGGACAACGGAGAATGGTCTAACGAAGAATGTGGCTTACTTGGACAGATTGGAGAGTATGGATACAACACAGACTGGTACACTTTAGGCTCAGGAAAAGTATTAACATTAGAAATCTCTTGTTCAGATCCTGTAAATTTTGCAATTCTTAATGGAAAAATACAGTCAACAGTGCTTGATATATTTTAAGGTAACATACATGGCAGCAATTACAATTAACAATATTTCTAATTTCTCTGAAACTGCTCAGGTTAATGAAGCGATCAAAGGCAACTATGGAAAAAAAGATTTAGGAACATATAGATTAACAATGATTAAAGATCTATTGTTCATTACGATTCCTGTAACAACTGGTTTAGTTACTGTTGAAATTCCTTCTGCTCACGATTCTTTCACTGTTAGGACAAATTCTCAGAATCTAAATGTACCTAGTGGGGCAACAAGTTTTAGCATAAATCTACAGGATGAGGGAGTCTTTGCGATCTGTAGCATGACTATGAAAACTTAACAGAAATCTTCATACATATATAACAATATAAAGATAGACATGATGTCTAAGAGGTATTCTAATGTCAAATAATAACACAGCATCTACAGTTCTTGGAAGTACAGCTACTGGTGCAGCGACTGGAGCAAGTGTTGGCGGCCCCTATGGAGCTGTGATTGGTGGCATCGCTGGACTTGGACTTGGCACGCTAACGGCGTATGAAAACGCTGAGTCTGAAAAGGAAAAACAGAAGATTCTTGAACAAGCAGCAAGTGATCTTAATACATCTACTGCTAGGATAAAATCAGCTATTGAAAAGTATTATGCAGAGAATCCTGGTATAGGGACAGCAAATGACGTCACTACCTACAAAGGATTAGTTTCTAGTTATGATCCTAACGAATTTGTATATGATTATGATGATTTTGATAATAACTACGACGTTAATGATTATTATGCTACTAATAAAGATGCAATAATTCAAAAGACATCTGACCAGTTACAACATACTGCTGCTGGTGCTGGTGTTGGACGTGGAACTGGTGCAGCAAATCAAATTGCAACTGGTGTTGCTGATAAGAATGAATCATTATACAAAGATGCATTGGAAGCTATGAACAGTGACCGTACATTTGCATATAATCTTTGGAATTCTAATATTCAAGATGCACAGAATAGACTTAATCAGTTGAAATCTGCAAAAGATACTCAGTTGAGTCTTTATGGAAATCTTGCAACAGATTATACAGATACACAGGCTAGTAAATATCAAGATCTACTAGCTGCTCAGCAACAAGCTGCTAACAACAAGCTGCAATTAACATTAGCTTCTATTTGAGGATATTTAAAATGAAAAGAGTATACAACGTTGATCCATCAGTTCTTTCTGCTCCAGATATAGTTTCTTGGGCACAGAAGTATAAAGAAGAACAGGATAAAATGAATGATAAGAATATCGCAATGAGCAATAATACTTTGAGAGCATTAGGGTTAATTGTTCCAGGGATAAGGTCTCATTCAGGTACAAATACAAATTCAGTTCCAGTACAGACTGATCTAACAGATTCTGAAAGAAATAATCTAATTATGGTTGGAATAAATCCTGACTTATTGTCTAATGAAGACATTGCAGCTATCAGAGGTAACGTATGAGTGATGAAGAAATAGAAGCAGTTGCTAAGAGAATGGGTCTAACTAAAGATCAATTAGCTGATATTGTATTGAAGTCAGCCGGTGGAAATGTTCCTGACCATACTGAACATACTAGTTATTATGAGAAGTATAAAAATGTCCCAGGTATGCTGCCAAATGATATAAAAATTACTGGTGATTATCTATCAGGATTAGGAAAAGATATAAAGAATTCTTTCACAGACATTGATCCTTTACTTCAACTTGGTCTTGTTGAAAATGTATTTGGAAATTCAACACCATTAAATCAGTATTATACAAACAAGAATTCTCAGGATAATGCAGCTTTACAGAGAGCATATCAAGATATGATAAGAGAAGAGAATCAATCTGAAATTGACCAAAAAGAAGCTGAAGCTGATAAAGTTGAGCAGCAGAATAAACTAAATGCTACTAACGAAGCTATCAAGAATACACAAGATGATTTAGCAAAAGCATATAAAGACTACAATGATGCTTTAGTTAATAATGATTCTGCTGCAGCTGATGTAGCATCTAAGCAGATAGCATATTATCAGAATAAACTTAAACAGTTAGGCGGTGAAGATATCTATGGTCAAGGATATACTGAAGAGCTACAAAAGGATAATGTAAATAGACAAACTCAAAAAACATATGCTGAAAAATTAGAAGCAATGATTCCATCTACATTAAAGAATACTAAAACTAAGCAAGAATGGATTGATAGAATTCAATCTGAACTTGACAAAGGCAATATTTCTCAAGATCAAGCTGCTGCATTATATTCAAAAATTAGTGGTAAAGGTACATATCAAGAAAAGAGCAATGATGCTGCACATGCAACTGGTGATTCTATACGCAGTGATAATGCTAAGAAAGATGCTGAGGATAAAGCTCTTCAAGATGCTGCTTCTAATGCTATTAAGAGTAATACTCCTCCATCAAAATTAGATGATGCAACTAGAGATAAAGTTCGTGCTATGGGCTATTCATGGGATGGCCGTTCGAAGAAATGGCAGCAGAAATAAATACAACATATAGAGGTTTTTATGACATCCGATAGACAAAAGTTATTAGATTTTCTTGCAAAAAATGGTCAGAATAGTCTTTATGATGAACTTTATGATGAAAATGTTGACATTGATGATTTCAAGAAACGCCATGCTCAGGAACTTTCAATTTATCCTGGATATGTAAATGCAGCAAATGAAACTGATGATGAAGTAAGTGATGCTCCTAGTGGAATGTCTGGAGAAGAAGCTAATAATTACTTTTCACAGACATCTGATCCTAGTAAAAATTTAGCTAAATATGTTGAACTTGAAACTCAAAGAAGAAAAGACTTAGCTGCTAAGCAGAAGTTAGCTGATGAATATGCTAGATCTAATGATGGATCATATTTTGATAAAGATAACTGGGCAGCTAACGATATTGCGAAAGCAGAATATGCTAAAGGCAATTACAAGACAGCTATGGCTAATGAAGTACTTGGAAAAATTGCAGGTATTGCAGATTTTACACCATTTCCATTTAGTGAAATAGGACCAACTGTAAGACTTGGACAAGATGTCGTAATGACTGATAAAGCTCCAACTGATGCTGTTAAAGATCGACTATTTGAGTATGCTGCAGGATTAATTCCAGTTGGTGCAAAAGGATATGCAGTTGCTAAAGGTGGCTTAGGTAGACTTGGTGAACTTGGTGAAAAACTCGGAGTATTTAAGAAGCTTAATAAAACATCAGAAAATCTAGGAGAAGCTGAAAGAATACAAAAAAATGCTAGAGCTGCTGAAGAATTTAGAAAAAACACGTCATTAAAAAAACTAGAAAATATGACTGACAAGGATCTTGACCAGTTAGCTTTTAGATTTAATAATAATCCAACGTATAAACAAGCTATAATAGATTATAGTAAATTGAGACATTCTCCAGATTTGAATGATATTCGTCAAGCTGAAAGAGCAAAAAATGTTATTATTTCATCAGCTCAGGATGCGTCTAAAGATTTGTGGCTCGGCAAAGCATCAACGCAAGATGCTCTTAATAAATTATTTACTGATAAAGGAAGTTATAGACAGCATATTTTGAAAAGCTTATCTCAGAATAAAAGTCCAGATTATTATAATAGAATAATGACTCTAGCATTTTCTAATGTCAGCAAGCCAGCTTTAATTGCTTTGAAGACCGTCGGTACTCTTGGAGCAGGTGGAATTAGAAAGAAAATACAGAATAACGATAAGAAGTCTACAATTCCTACAGTTAAAGAGAGAGATGCTGCATTAGATTATGTCATTGATAAATACAAGAGACAATGGAAAGCTGGTTTCGTACCACATGGAACAGGCATAGAAGTTGAAGCTTATAAGAAATGGCTGACTACTGAAAAAAGATAACATATAGCTTTAAGATATAGTTCATTGGCAAAGTATTAAAAGAGGCATAAATGAGAAATTTTTTAGATAGTTGGCAAAATTTATTTGATAGTAATGGCAATTTCTTACTTGGAAAAATAGCCTTTTATGAGCCAAATACATACAACTTAAAAACTATTTATGGTTCTGATGGCCAAGCATTACAGAATCCTATCGATACAACTACTTATGGACTGACTACTTCTCAAGTATTCTTATCTAATGATGACTATACTGTAAGATTTTATAAGTACATTGGCTCAGGAACAATGAAAAGTACATCAGCACTTACCGGTGAAAATGAAAGCTGGAATATAGCTGATGATTCTAACTATGAACTTTATAAAACAATAACTAGTCTCAACGGTTCTTTATCTATTATAAATGCAAATGCATCAATACCTACAGTAAATACTATTGCTGAACTTAAAGATTTAACAGTTTCAGTATTAGAAAATGGTACGATATATTCTGTATTTGGATATTATCAGTTAGGTGACTGCCCACAGAGATACTATATCTGGCATTCAAGTGGAACGGCTACTGATGACGGTGGCATAACTATACTTTCTAACAATTCTAATGTTGGATATTGGCAGATGGTTATTCCTGCTGATAAAATTGATGTAAGATGGTATGGTGCAATGCCAAATGACTCATCTTCTAGTAATGTATGTTATCTTGCACAGTTAGCATTGTGTGCTACAGGTTGTAATACTTGGTCTAAAGATATGTACTTTCCTTCTTATGGAAATCATATAAAAGGTTATTATCTTTTTGATGGTTCAAATACTGTAAGTACAAGTAAAGATATTTATTGTGATGATGTTAAATTCGTAGTTAAAGTTGGAACTACAGGTACTAATGTTCAGTGCAATCAGTTACATAAAAATAACGGAACTTCAACATTATTCATTCCACAGTTAGGACAGACTATTGGAGGATATTCCCTTACATCTAACACAATATACACTTCATGGTTAAATGCATCAGATACAACTTTCTCAGGAATAGTTCGTAGTGAACTGATAGTAAATACTGACCAGCTAACTACTGTTGATGGAATTGACCATATTTCTATATTGACTAGTCTAAGTGCAAAGAAGACTTGGTCTAACATAAACTCAGTAACTTGCAATAGAAAATTAGTTTATAATAGTGATGATAGTTTTACCAATGTTCCAGTTCAAGATAACTGGTATACTGATATTACAACATTTGTCGCTTCTCAATGGACTGACTGTACATATACTAAAATGAGC